TTGTTCCTTCTTCTAACGCTATTGGTCTCCACTTCTATCCCATCTGGGAAGCAGCTTCTCTCGATGAGTGGCTCTACAACGGTGGTCCTTTCCAACTCGTTATCTTCCACTTCCTGATCGGTATCTATGCTTACATGGGTCGTGAGTGGGAACTCTCTTACCGTCTGGGCATGCGCCCCTGGATCTGTGTAGCATACTCTGCTCCAGTTGCTGCTGCTTCTGCCGTCTTCCTGGTCTATCCTTTCGGTCAAGGTTCTTTCTCCGATGCTATGCCCCTGGGTATCAGTGGCACCTTTAACTACATGCTTGTCTTCCAAGCAGAGCATAACATCCTGATGCACCCCTTCCACATGCTGGGTGTCGCTGGTGTCTTCGGTGGTTCTCTGTTCTCGGCAATGCACGGTTCGCTGGTTACTTCTTCGCTGGTTCGTGAAACCACTGAGAACGAGTCACAGAACTATGGTTACAAGTTCGGTCAAGAAGAAGAGACCTACAACATTGTCGCTGCTCATGGATACTTTGGTCGTCTGATCTTCCAGTATGCTTCTTTCAATAACTCTCGTTCTCTTCACTTCTTCCTTGCTGCTTGGCCAGTGGTCGGTATCTGGTTTACTGCTCTTGGTGTTAGCACTATGGCATTTAACCTGAATGGTTTCAACTTCAACCAGTCGATCATCGACGGTCAAGGTCGTGTCCTGAACACCTGGGCAGACGTTCTCAACCGTGCTGGTCTTGGCATGGAAGTGATGCACGAGCGTAATGCTCACAACTTCCCTCTTGACCTCGCTGCTGCTGAGTCCACTCCTGTGGCACTCCAAGCACCTGCTATCGGTTGATACTCGGATTCCTAATAAACGTCGTTTATTAAGAAAACAACTAAAGGGGACTTCGGTCCCCTTTCTTTTTCACCAACAATGTAAAGTTTTATTATGCCTGACCTCGTTGAATTGCTTACTTATTATGTGATCGTTGCTCTCCTGTTTATCGGAGCACCAGCAGTTTTCTTCACTATCGTTTTCATGCCAGCACTGATGAATACCAAGGGTGCTGTGGTTGGGTATAAACTTCACCGAGATTATGGTGACTCTTCAATCTACGATAAGGTAAAATGATTCAAGATAACACCCCATCTAAATTGAGGGAGATTATCATGGATACTTGGCCACAATTATACTGGTTAAAAAAAGATTCAAAGGTAAATAAAAATGGTAGCATCAACACTACAACCAACAAGGAGGGGATGGTTCGATGTCCTGGATGACTGGCTTAAACGAGACCGCTTTGTCTTTGTGGGTTGGTCTGGACTATTACTTTTTCCCACTGCTTATCTGGCAATTGGTGGCTGGCTTACTGGCACGACGTTTGTTACGAGCTGGTATACCCACGGACTGGCGTCTTCCTATCTTGAGGGTGCTAATTTCCTCACGGCAGCTGTGTCAACTCCTGCTGACGCTATGGGTCATTCTCTTCTTTTACTTTGGGGTCCTGAGTCTCAGGGAGATTTCGTCAGGTGGCTCCAACTTGGGGGACTCTGGAATTTTGTGGCGCTCCACGGAGCCTTCGCTCTTATAGGTTTCATGCTTCGACAGTTTGAAATCTCACGTCTCGTCGGTATCCGTCCTTACAATGCCATTGCTTTTTCTGGTCCTATCGCTGTCTTTGTTAGTGTATTCCTCATCTACCCTCTTGGACAGTCCTCGTGGTTCTTTGCCCCGTCCTTTGGAGTGGCGGCAATCTTCCGCTTCCTCCTCTTCCTTCAGGGTTTCCACAACTGGACACTCAACCCCTTCCATATGATGGGAGTTGCTGGTATACTTGGTGGAGCATTGCTCTCAGCAATTCATGGTGTAACAGTGGAGAATACTCTTTATGAAGATGGCGAACAAGCAAACACGTTCAAAGCATTTGATACCACACAAGAAGAAGAAACGTACTCAATGGTCACCGCTAACCGATTCTGGTCACAGATCTTCGGAATTGCATTTAGTAATAAGAGGTGGCTACATTTCTTCATGCTTTTTGTTCCTGTTATGGGTCTTTGGACCAGCAGCATTGGCATTATCGGTCTTGCTCTTAACCTTCGTGCTTACGATTTTGTATCCCAAGAAGTGAGGGCAGCTGAAGACCCCGAGTTCGAGACGTTCTATACTAAGAACATCCTATTGAATGAAGGTCTACGTGCCTGGATGGCACCAGTCGATCAACCACATGAGAACTTTGTGTTCCCAGAAGAAGTGTTGCCAAGGGGCAACGCTCTGTGATATACTTGGGGGAGTTACACTCCCCTTTTTTAATGGACATTAAAATTTATACCAACGTTGGATGTGGATACTGTGCCAAGGCAAAAGAACTCTGTAAGAGAGCGGACTTGCCGTACACTGAGGTTCGTGTTGGCAGAGATATTTCTACCGTAGAATTTCGTGAGCAGTTTCCACAACGCCAATCTTATCCACAGATTGTTATTGATGGTGAACAGATTGGTGGATTGGTTGACGCCGTGAAATATTTCGTAGATAATAAGTTGATCACCAGAGAATCTAAATGAGTGAGGAATTGAAGATAAATAAAGGTGTGGAGCTAATGCTCAGGAGGGAAATTAAAGAAGACCCACCAGAACCATCTGGATTAAAGTTAAGACACACATTTACCCTCCTAAAGAAAAAATTCAATCTTAAATTTGAATTTACATGGGAGGACAGAGGCAACTAAAGGAGGATCGCCATGTCAACACCAGTAATTTTGTTTTTTTCTACGATGCTTACTGGACTTTTCTTTGTAGTAGGTGTTACAATAGGATGGACAGCAAATGATTTTCTCTATAACATGCTAGCAAAAGATGATGTCCTACATCCTGAGATGTATGACGATGATGGCATGGTTATTAACGAAGAGTTGTATTCGGTTCGCTTCGTTGATGAAGATGACTATTATGATGACTAACTAAATAGGTTTAGACCTCTCTCTCTGTATATAAAATTTTTTAAAATGAAACTACTTATTTCTGAAGTGCTCCAAAAAGTGAGTAATGCCAAGACCAAAGCACAGAAGATTAAACTATTACATGAGTTTAACACACCTGCTCTTAGGTCTATTCTAATCGTTAACTATGATGAGAGTGTAGTATCTATGCTGCCTCCTGGTAGTGTTCCTTACGAAGCAAATGATGCTCCAGCTGGAACAGAACACACGGTACTTGAGCACGAGTATCGTAAACTCTATCTGTTCTTTAAAGGTGGATCAAATTCTCTCAAGCAATCTAAGAGAGAGTCCTTGTTTATCCAAATGCTAGAGGGACTTCATAAGAGTGAAGCAGAAGTTCTGTGTCTAGCTAAGGATAAAGAACTTGGTAAGAAGTATAAACTAACCAGAGCATGTGTTGAAGAAGCATTCCCCCAAATTAAGTGGGGAGGTCGTTCCTGATGGGGAAGGGTGTAAGAATGATCCACAGGGACTGTGATCCTAGCCTAGCACAGGATAGATCACTTCCCTGTACTGCTTTTTTGGTAGAGTACATTGAGGGTGAAACCACTCATTGGGATATTGTAATGGCTGGCAAGCGAGTGGATATCTTTGATGAGTATTGGGATAAATACAGAGAGAACCTGATTACTTTTACTCAAACCGAGGGCAGAAGTAATCCTAAACTTTGGAATCCACCTAAGAAGTAACATGGAAATGTCGCCACAAGAACAGAGAGATGTTCTAAGAATTCAACCTTCAACAGATCAATCTTATTGTATTCTCTTCTGGAAGATATCTGATGGACCAGCATGTAAGAAAAAAGTTCTGAGAAGAATTAATTCTAATGGTGTACCAGTTTCCACCGAAAAATATTCGGAAGTTTTTCTTTACAGAAGTGTGTCGGATGCTTTAGTTCATGGTAAGTTTCTTCTTTCTCGTAAGTATGATGTTAAAATTATGACTTGTAACAAACGTGGTAAAGATAAGTTTTGGTTGACGTAAATGGGAGATCACTTTTTATTAAACCTTTACGGGTGTGACGTAGAGAAGTTAAACAACGAAAAATTTTTAGTAGAAATGTTTGAGCAGGCAGTCATCGAAGGTAAAATGACCCTGCTTAATTTAATTACACACAAGTTTGAACCACAAGGTATCACAGCGGTAGCTCTGTTGTCTGAGAGTCACATCAGCATTCACACTTGGCCAGAAGATGGTTCTTGTGCTGTTGATGTGTACACTTGTGGAGGTAATGCCAGACCTCGCCTAGCATGTGACTACATCATCAAGGAACTGGATTGCCAAGACCCTAGGGTCACTCATGTTAAGAGAATTTAAACTGTATCAACCGACACAGTTGTCATCGTATAGATAGTATGGTATAATTACCATACGTTCATCCCGCTCTCGGGTGGGACGCAAGTAAGTCGCGGAACGGAGCGTTCATCCTATGCTTTCATTAGCACTCATCTTTTTTAGTCATGTTCCAGTGGAGAATTATCTTCGCTGTGAGGACTATGAATGGTTGAAGCAGGGACTACAAGAGACAACTCTTTTCACTCCCTTTGAGAAGGCTGATATCCTCATTCATTGGATGGAACATACTGACCCAGCATGTTTCCTACCAGAAGCATAGGACGCACACGACTGAAGGAACGGGTTTTAATTAACTCATTTCTTTAGGAGTACCTACAATGAACACACTAACTCTCATCAAAAAGCAGATCCAGAAGCAAGCAGCACTTCACGATGCTCAAATTGCTATGACTACCTATCGTGGTGTCAAGTATGAGTGTCAGCAGGGCGGCGAAGAAGTTCATGGAACTTTCTGCTACCGTGGTCACACTTATAACAAGTGATATGGATTATCGATATCACTATGATGATATGGATAATGATAACAGACCGCCGTCATGTTACCAACTAAAATATAGGGGAGTAACATACTGGTCTTGCTATAAAATACACTTGCGAGAATACTTTGATCAACTTTTAAAAGTTGAACCAACGTATAACAGGAGGGGTTGACGCCCCTCTTTTTTTGTGCTATAATTATTCTGTAAACCTGTGAACTCCTCACTCATGTGATGCCAAGGTGGATGCCTGGTAACTTGGTCACAGATTATTTGATAAAAAAATGTTTAACATAAAGAACATCACAGCAAATGTGACTGTTGATGAAGATTTTCCATACGAAGAATTTATTAGGATTCCTGAAGTCCCCTGCCAACGTAACACCGAAGAACGCTTGAAGAGTGC